ATAATATGCTCAAAAACGCAGTTACAGGTTAGTATATAGACAACGTGGTTGTGCCATGTCAGAGGTTGTGCCTCGAACTGAACATATCTTTTACTTTTTAATTAAATCCAATGGCTACATTGAGGTCGGATTTGATCATACCAGAAGTGTTCACCCCCTACTTAGTTGAGGCCACTACACAGACGGACTCATTCTTACAAAGTGGGGTTGTACAACCTTTGGCTGAATTAAATCTTTCAGCAGAAAGAGGTGGTGACTTTGTAAAAATCCCATCATATTCTGCAAACTTATCAGGTGATTTTGAGGTTCTTACAGACTCAACATCATTAACTCCAGCAAAGATAACAACAGGCGATCAGATTGCCGCAGTCTTACACAGAGGTCGAGCATTTTCTGCAAGGGATTTAGCTAGTCTTGCTGTTGGTAGCAGTATTGATCCAATGGCTGCTATTGCTCAAAAAATGGCTGCTTATGTTAACAACCAGAAACAGAAGGATCTATATTCTTGCTTGACTGGTGCTTTTGGTTCTCTTAATGCAAACTCAAGCAGTTCAGCATTGTTTGATCTTTGTATTGATTCTGAATCAGGTGATACGCCTACAGCATTAAGTCCTAGACACGTTGCAAAGGCTCAGTCATTACTTGGCGATCAAGGCGGCAAGCTTACAACGATTGCAATGCATAGCCGTTGCTACTACGATCTTGTTGAAAGAAGAGCAGTTGATTTTGTTGCAGCCGCAGACATCAATGGTGGTGGTGCTACAGCATCAGGTGGTTCTATCCAGAACGCATTTGGTAGTCCAACAGTCCCAACATTTATGGGTCTAAGAGTTATCGTTTCTGACGATATTCCAACAACAGGCTCTGGATCTTCAACGGAATACAGCGTGTTCATGTTCCAAAACGGAGCAGTTGTTACAGGCGAACAGGCTCCAATAAGAACACAGACAGATAGAGACATTCTTGCTCTTGAGGAAGCAATGGCAGTGGATCTCCACTACATCTATCACCCTGTAGGACTTAAGTATGCTGTTTCAACAGTTAATCCAAACAGAACAGTTTTGGAAACAGTTGGTTCATGGTCGAGAACTTACGAATTAAAAAATATCGGTATCGTAAGAGCTACCGTTGTTTCAAATAACGACTAGAGGTAATTAATCATGCCATCTTTATTTGATGTAACTGCTGGGTCTCTAATCGGCCCAACAACAGGCGGGACAGTCACTCAGGCTAGTTCTAAGTCAACAGGTGTAACTCTTAACACAGAGTCAGGTCAGATTACAATGAACAACGCAGCTTTAGCGGCTGCGGCTGAAGTAACTTTCACAGTGACAAACAGCAAGATCGCAGCAACTGATGTTGTTGTAGCTTGTCATGGATCTGCTGGAACTGCTGGTTCATATTTAGTGAACGCAAACACAATGGCATCAGGATCTTTCAAAGTGACTGTTGCAAATGTGTCTAGTGGTTCGCTAAGTGAAGCGATTGTTATTAATTTTGTAGCTCTTAAGGGTGCTTCAAGTTAATGTCAATGTACGCTTTTAGGCGTATGAGGGAACAAAACGAAGCTGCTCAAAAAGCGGCTTCAGTTTCCACATCTAAGCCAAAAACTAAGTCAAAGCCCAAAAAGGTTAAAGTAAATGGCAATCACAATAGTTGCGACAGTCGGCAGTGCGACAGCTAATAGTTATGTCACATTAGCTGAGGCTAATTCTTTTATTGAAGGACTAACTCAGTCTGATGATGTTACTGCATGGGGAAATAGCACCGATGACCAAAAAAATCGGGCATTATTTTCTAGCACTAGGCGAATTGATCGTGAGGACTTTCTAGGTAATAAAGTTGCAAAAACACAAGCAAGAATGTGGCCTCGAAGCGGTGTCCGTATTCCTCACCAGTACAGCAATTTGTATGGTGTAACTTTTCCAAACAGAATAGTTGCTGATTATTACACCGACACAGAAATTCCAGAAGAAGTAAAAAATGCACAAATTGAACTTGCTGTTTATTTAAACAACAACAAAGACGGTATCGGCTTAAGTGGTTTGGAGGATTTTAACGCTGTAAGTATTGGAAATATCAATGTCACTCCCAACTTTTACGGAAGAACAGGAGTTGATCGCATACCACCTATCGTTGACCAGTATTTAAAAGGTCTTAGAATAGGGGGAAGTGCTAATCTATCAATCAAGAGGTCTTAAATGTACGCAGATTATCCAGCAGCATTAATTATTACTGATACAAATGCCCATACTGGGAGATTCGGTAAGGTTCATGCTTTAAAAGATTCAGAGGCTACTTTTGTTTCTGAAAACATTACAGAGAATGGATCTTCAACAATAAATGGCATTGAAATGAAAGCCTCAACAGAAGTTTGTGGGGTCATCACAAGTATTACTCTTGCAAGTGGTCAAGTCATTGCTTATTACCTATGAGTCTTGCTAAAGCTCTGAAAAAAGCCGCAAGTGCTTCATTAAAAAAGCTTGGTGGTGATGTGACTATAAAAAGATTTACTGAAGGTAAATATGATCCTAATTCTGGCACTTTTTACAAGAATACAAGCACAGTCACAGTTAAAGGAGTTTTAGGAAATGTATCAAGAAATCAAGTAAATGATTTAATTGAGTCACAAGATAGAGTTCTTACAATATCTGCTGGTGATATTACTTTTGTACCTACAACGAAAGATAATATAATTATTAGTGGTATTGAATTTAAAATTATACAAATAATAACAAACGAGCAAAACAATATTCCTATTAGTTTCCAACTAATTTTGAGGTAGCTATGGCGAGACAAATTAAAGTAACAGAAATTCGTGATTTTTTTGAAGATCTTGTTGTTGATCTTGTACAATCAACTACTCTTGAGTGGACAGCAAGAGTAAAAAAGGCTACTCCAGTTTTTTCTTTGGACAATTATCCTGATATAGATTCTATACCTAATTTTTTTACATTACCAAATGGTCAAGTAGTCCCTTTTAGAAAAGCTTTATTAGATCATGGGGCTGGCGGTTCTCTTCGTGAGGCATGGCAAACAAAAATTAAACCATTTGAGGGTGAAGTTACGAATAATCTTCCATATGCAGAACCTGTTTGCTTTGGTGTTAACCTACCTCCTTCATGGGGTGGCCAATATAAAACAAGACAAAACACAGTTGCTGGTTTTCCTGAGATTATTGGTAAAGAACTTGAGCAATATGTTATGAAACAAATCAGGAGGGCTATTTAATGGCTGCAATAGATTTAAATACTGTAAGATCCACAATAGAATCTAGGCTGTCATTAGAACTTGCGTCTGCACCTGTTATTCCAGTTGTTTTTAACAACATGACTTTTGATTCAAATTCTGTAGATTCCTTTGTTCAATGTTTGACAAGTTTTGGCTCTGGCAGTTATTTAACTATGGGTGGTTCTGGTAACTCAACAAATAGTGTTGTTGGATTAACGATTTTAAATATTTTTACTAATGAAGGAATCGGGTCTGGTGCAAATTACAAAATTGGCAAAAGACTGCGTGACCTCTACAATAATATTACAGTTTCTAATGTTATCTTTGATTCTCCGATAGGGCCAGAAGTTTTAACTTCAAGTCCACAAGGAAAGTTTCAAACTCAAATCAGGATAACTTTTGAAATATTTGAGGATCTTTAATTATGGCAAAACTTGAGATAACAGAAGAAATGCTAGATGCTATTGAAGCTGTCAAAGGCAGAAGGGAGGCAAGTTATTGGGATCCAGATTGCAGAAAATACTATGAGAGCCATAAAAAAACTAAAAAGGGTGTAAAAAAGACTGAAAAAGGTTAATATTAGATAAATACTTTTTTTGTTATGGCTGTTAAAGGTGATGTTGGAAAAATTATGTTCCACAATGCTGCTGGTACTGAGGCAGATATAAGTGACTTAAGAGCATGGTCATTGTCTGTTTCCAAAGATACAATGGAAACTACAAAAATGGGCGACACTTCAAAAACTTTTGTTGGTGGTCTTATTTCTGGTGAAGGTTCTGCAACTTTACTTTACAATCCATCAGCTAACTCAGATTATCAAGCTTTCATTGATGATGTGCTTATAACTGGCGATCAAGCAGACGCTTTGTTTGAGCTTTTTCCAGACTCTGCACAGTCAGCAAAAAAAATTGGCTTTTCTGGGATTGTTACAAATGCTGATTATGGAGCAACTCTTGGCGAGATTCAAGAAGTCAATATTACATTCATAACAAGTGGTGCTATAACTTCAGCTATATAGTAAATTTAAAAGAGTACTTCGCACTTAACTCATGACAACAAAAAGAAACGTAGATCTCATTACTGAGGCTTTTAGTGATGTAATGAATGAAAGAAGAAAATTTGAATTAAAAAAGCCAAATGGCGATTTGTTAAAAATATTATATTTTCCACCACTTACAAGACACGATAGAATACAGGCTCAAAATGCTGCTGGTACACAAGATGCTTTGGCAATATCTACAAGACTTCTTTGCCAACTCGCAGAAAATGAAGATGGGACAAAAGCTTTTGCATCTGCTGATGCAGAAAATTTAAAAAGATTTTTACCAGAGAGCGTTTTAAATGATTTAGAACTGTTTATGATGGATATAAAACTTGAGTTAGATACAGCAAAAAACTAATAAAGCGGGATAACTTGTTAAATTTTGAGTTTTTTCTCGCATCAGAACTTGGTAAGACATTACAAGAATTAAGAAAATCTATTACTGAAGAAGAGTTAATATTTTGGGCAGCATATTATCAAAACAAAAATGAACAGCAAAAGATTGCCTTGCAACGACAAAAACACAATTCAAGGTAATATATAGTTAAAGGTTTTTAAATTTGTGGCAGAGGCAGTTGTTAGATTAAGAGTTGATGCCAGCGGTGCAACAAGAGCATTGAATGATGTTCAGTCGAAAACCAATCAATTACAAAAATCATTTAACGGCCTTAGAAATATTATTGCTGCAACTGGAATTGCAGTTCTTGGTCGTAATGCAATAAGAACATCAGCAAATTTTGAAAAGTTAAATGTAAGATTAGAGTTACTTACTAAAAACAGTGCAGATTTTGCTAAATCACAGCAAATCGCAGCAGATGCACAAAAAACTTTTGGATTAAGTGCTACTGAAGCTCTTGAAGGTGTTACAGATATTACAGCAAGATTAGCTCCACTTGGAACATCAGTTGAAGATATAAAAACTGTATTTTTTGGATTTAACACAGCGGCAAAACTAGCTGGATCATCTGCACAAGAATCGTCCAACGCATTTAGACAACTAGCACAGGCTCTCGGCTCAGGAAGGCTGGCTGGTGATGAATTTAGGAGTGTTTCAGAACAAGTGCCAACTGTTCTTGCTCCAATTGCTGATGAGCTTGGAGTTGATATTGGAAAGCTTAAAGAGTTTGCTGCTCAGGGAAAATTAACAAGTGATGTTGTTCTTAGAGCATTAGGAAGAGTCGGCACTGAGGGAGCCGAGTTTTTACAAGAATTATTAGAAAACGATCCGACACAAGTTTTTAAAAATTTAACAAATGAAACAGAAAACCTAAGTAGGGCTTTTGGTGATGCTTTAATGCCTGTTGTAATGCCAGTAATTAAGGGACTAACAGAAGCTACTGTAGCAATAACGGCTTTTGTAAATTCACCAGTAGGCAAAACTGCATTGATATTTTCTGGTATTGCTCTTGCTGCTAAAGCTGCTGCGGTTTCTTTAGTTGCTGCTAAAGCTGCATTTATAGCCGCTGGAGGTGGTGCAGTGATCTTAGCTGCTGCATTAAATGCCCTGCCTTTTGTTGCTCTTGCAACTGCAATAGGAGCCGTAACAACTGCAATAATAAAACAGAGTAAAGAACGAAAAAAACTTAATGATTTAGTAAAAGCAGGTGGAGAGGCTGAAATAAAAGCTGCTTTAGAAACTTTAGAAGCTAGAAAAGAAGTTTTGGAATCACAAAAAAGAGGTGCTGGCTTAAGAGATGAAGCTTTAAGAAAAATAGAAGAATCTATAACAAAACTGAAAGAACGTTTAAAAACTCTTAAAGATGTTGAAGGTGCAACAGAAGAAGTAGAAAAAGATACAAAAAAAATTAGTGAAGCTTTTGTAAAAATAGGAGATAGTATTGGTACAGGTATTTCAGATGCTCTTCATGATGCAATTTTGCAAACAAGAAGTCTTGGCGAAGCTGCAAGATCAATATTGCAGGGCATTGCTAGTGATCTTCTAAGGCTTGGCATAAATACATTACTTAAAAGCACTGGATTTGGTATATTTTCAAATTTACCGGGCTTTGCTGCTGGAGGCAGACCACCAGTAGGCAGACCATCAATAGTTGGTGAGAAAGGGCCAGAAATTTTTGTACCCTCTACTGCTGGTACAATTATTCCTAACAATCAGTTAGGAGGCTCTACTAATGTGGTTGTAAATGTGGACGCATCTGGTTCGGCTGTTGAAGGAGATGAAGATAGAGGTAGAGAACTTGGCCGTCTTATTTCTGTAGCGGTACAATCTGAAATTGTACAACAAAAAAGACCGGGAGGCTTACTTGCATAATGGCTACATTTCCTTCGATAAGTCCCAAATATGGGCTACAAAAAAGATCTGCACCAAATACAAGAACAGTTCGTTTTGCTGATGGATACGAACATAGAATATTATTTGGCCTTGCACAAAATCAAAATCCTAAAACTTTTAATTTAACTTTTGAAGTATCAGAAACAGATGCAGATACCATAGAAACATTTTTAGATGCAAGAGCAAATGACAGTGCTAGTTTTACGTTTACGCCACCGGGAGAAGCAAGTTCATCTCAATTTGTATGTGAAAGCTGGTCAAAATCTATACCTTACG